CGACAATCTCTGCTCAAAAATCTTTTGGCCCATCATACATTATTCCAGCAAATTCAGTTATTATGATGGATGGCACATATTCTGCTGCTATAGGTACTTGGGATTTATATTCTGATGCTGTTGATAAATTAATTGCAGGAACAATAGACCAAGCAAACGTTGGAGTATCTTTTGCTTCGAGTGGTGAATCAGTATCTGTTGCAGGAACAATTGCTTCTGGTGGAGACCATAGTGGAGCTGGATTATTTGTTGCGGGTGGTATTGGTGGATTTAGTGGTCGTAGAAACGATGGATCTGCTGGTAGTCACAATCATTATAATACGTGGAATTCAGGTACACTCACCGCAAACTCAGATATAAAACCAGTACACACAAAATTTACGTTGCTGCGAACTACTGCTGATACAACTTCTTTTCCAGCAAACACTGTGCATATTGCTGCAACAAATATATATACTGGAACAGAACAATTAGCTTCATCATCAAACCGATATATTGTTGGTGGAACTGCAAAAACAAATATTGCACTTTCAACACACACAATGATACATACAACAAATAGTTATCCGATATTACACACCCATGAAAATTTAACAACTTTTAATCAGGTTACTTCAGGTTTTTATGGATCTTTGGTACAAAACGGAAGTGGTTATGAATATATTCCTGATCACTCACACACCCTAACAAAAACAGTATCAATAAGCAATCTCAGAGGTAAATTATTAAAACTTTGGTTATCTGCGGCTCCATCTATCCCAAAAAGTTCAGTTATAATTATGTATTGTGGTGATTTATCAGTATTACCTTCCTATTGGAAAGTTTGTGATGGTACAAATGGCACCGTTGATATGCAAAATTATTTTTTAGGATATGCATCAAGTTCTGGTACATCACACGATACATTAACCTCATCAAATACGGAATATACTTTGAATAACCCAAATACAACAGCAACAGATATTTGGCAACATGGACATTATCTTAGTGGGTCTGGTTATAGTACACAAATGTATGTAAATCACCTTATTAGCAATAATGAGCACGCCCACTCTGTTTCCAGCAGTACATTAACATCAAATTATGAACCAGCTTGCATCAAACTGGCTTTCATACAATTAATACCATCCTAAAGGACAATTATAATGCAACACACATATGTAGTTTTAGATTTTTATAACAACGCTTTTTCATGTAAAATTAATGGTAACAACTATGTATTTTCCTCAGCAAAAAGTTTTTTGGAAAAAACAAATTTTCCTTTTGCTGAAACTTTGAGAATATCATCATATGAACCCGAAAGAAATATTTTTGCGGTTGAAGATGTTGGTGGTATTGCCAAATCTGGTGCCGATTTACCTGAAATGATTTGGTTCACAGAAAATTTGGCCAAAATTGAAGATGCAGCTATCCGTGATAAAGCCGAAACTGAAATTGTCATGCCATACTTTGAACCCACTATTCAGGCGGAAAGAAATTATAAATTGTTTATGACAGATTGGGTCTTGACAAGATGGCAGGAAGAGACTACAATCAATGTGCCACATTCAATGACAGAACAAAAATTTGCTGAGGTGTTAATGTATCGCCAAGCTCTTAGAGATATAACCAAACTGTATACTTCCTTAGATGATGTTGTATGGCCAACAAACCCACTGGAATAATATGGCAAACAAAAAGTATGACCTAACCGCAATCATGGAAGAGTATGCCGATGATGACTTTGGTTTCACGGCAACAGATGAAGAAGAATACAATTCCGTTATTGCCGAAAAAGATGATACAGTACAGGAATACAAGGAACGTCTACAACAAGTAGAAAAACTAATCATGCCGTTTCTAACCAAGTTGTTGAAAACTGCCGACCAACCAATCATTAAGTGGCCTAATCGTAAAGAAACATTAGAGGCACAAATACAAAAAATACTTGCTTTAACCAGAGATTAACTATATAATTGTACGAGGAGATATATTATGAAAGATTTGATTATCGGATGTTCCACCGGTTATAAATGGGACACAATTAAGTATTGGGTCAACTCTATCAATCAGTCAGGGTTCACTGGCGATAGAGTTATGATTATGATGAATGCTGACAAAGAGACAGTAGATAAAGTCACTGACACAGGATTCAAAGTTATTGGATTCAAACGGGATGAACAAGGCAACCTTGTGTATCAGTCCAATATTATGGTACACGTTGAGAGATTTCTCCACATCTATAATTACTTGTCACAGAATGAGTATCGTTATGTTATTACGACTGACGTTAAAGATGTTATTTTCCAAAGCAATCCATTCAAACACATTGAGAAACATATGGGTCAACGTCAACTATTGATGTTCTCCTCTGAAAGTATGTTGTACAAAGATGAACCATGGGGCAGTCAAAACTTGTTGGAGACTTATGGCCAATTCATCTATGATAGATTCAAAGATAATCCAATTTACAACGTTGGTGTTCTTGCTGGTCGTGGTGATGCAATGCGTGACTTGTGTATGAATATCTTTTCATCATGTTTAAACAAACCAATTCCAATTTGTGACCAATCTACATTCAACTTCCTGATTTCACAAGAACCATACAAGTCAACTTGTCGTTACACTAAATCAGAAGACGGATGGGCTTGTCAACTTGGTACAACTGCAGACCCAAGTAAGATAGACCAGTTCAGACCATTCTTGTTGGAACCATCTCCACACATGGAGATAGATAAAGTAGTAACATCAATGAACAAAGAGTATGTGATTGTTCACCAGTATGATAGAGTGCCTGCATGGCGAAAGATTATTGAAGCAAAATATGGCTAAAATTTTATATGTTGTCCACCGATATGCCCCATATCCCGGTGGTTCTGAAAATTATGTACGTGATATGGCAGAAGAAACATTCCGTAGAGGACATGATGTAACTGTACTCGCAGGCGAACACAAAGGTGATTTGAACGGAGTCAAAGTAACAAGTGACTTTCAGATTATGGGTTCAGAACTTTTTGATTTGATTGTTGTACATGGCGGTGACGTTGGTGTACAAGATGTTGCGTTGATGAATGCACAAAGAATTCCGTCACCAATGTTGTTCATGTTGATTAAACCATCAGAGAGTGCTGTGTATCAACATGCAATGAATCACGTGAAGTTCATTGGTTGTTCAACTAAAGAAGATTGGGAATCAGCATTCAAACTTGGCCATCGTGACAAGGCAGTTCGTGTGTCACATGGCATCGATGCAAAGATTTCTTTTGGTACACCTGGATTCCGTGAGAAGTATGGAATCACAACACCATACATGTTCTTGTCGTGTGGTGGATTTTGGCCTAACAAAGCATTTCACGAATTGATTAACACATTCAACGGTGTTGGTCGTGATGATGTTACACTTGTTCTGACTGGTTATGATAATCGTCACAGTATCATGCCGCAAAATTCCAAACAGGTTAAGGTGATGATGATTGATGACCGCAATGATGTTATGTCTGCCATTAGAGATGCTGACCTTTACATCATGCACTCACACTCAGAAGGATTTGGATTGGTTCTATTGGAATCAATGTTAAATAGAACAGCATGGGCATCACGTAGTATTGCAGGTGCCAAAGTGCTGAGTGATTTTGGATTCACATACGAAAACGATTCTGCTCTACGTGAGTATATGATTGATTTCAAAGGTGTACCAGAGTCCAAACTTGATGATGCACATGAATACGTGATGAACGCACACTTGATTAAAAACACAGTAAATGATATTTTGAAATTAATATGAAAATAACTTTTGGTATAACAACAGACTATTCTAATCAACCACAAATCAATGAAGTAATCTCCTCTATCAGATCACTACAAATACCTGAGTATGAGATTTTAATTGTTGGAGGTGAGAAGAAAGAAGATATGGTCGATGTGACACATATCTATTTTGATGAGACTCAACAACCTGGTTGGGTAACACGCAAGAAGAACACCATCGTTCAGGCAGCCAAATATGACAACATCGTATTGATGCACGACTACTATGTGTTTGATAAAGATTGGTACAAGAACTTCTTGGAGTTTGGTGAAGAATGGCACATCTGTTCTAACAAACAACTACTCATTAATGACAAGAGACACTTTACAGATTGGGTGACATGGGATGATCCTGTATTCCCACGTTACACTGCACTGAGACATGATGATTGGTCACGTGCTAACTATATGTACATATCTGGTGGTTACTTTCTAGTGAAGAAACAAGTTGCACTAGATAATCCATTCAACGAAGAACTCACACACGGCCAAGCCGAAGATGTTGAGTGGTCTCTCCGAGTGCGTCATAGATATGTGATGAAATGTAATGGTAACAGTATTGTGAAACATAATAAGTGGCATAGAGATGCAAAATAAATTAGTAATTTTTGACCTTGATGGTGTATTGATTGAATCACGTGAACTACACTATGAAGCATTGAATGATGCTCTACGTAAAGTTGGTACTGAGTATGTGATTACACGTGAAGAACACCTAAGTCTATATGATGGTCTAAACACCACAAAGAAACTTGAGATGTTGTCTGAGAAGAAAGGTCTTGACCGTAAATTCTTCAATCAGATTTGGCAAGATAAACAAGTTGCCACATTCAACCTTATCAGACAATTCCCAAAGAATAATAAATTAAGGCAGATGTTTGCCAAGTTGAGTAGTAATGGAATTAAAATTGCTATTGCAAGTAATTCTATACGTGAGACAGTTAAACTTGCATTGTTGTCTGTTGGTGTCATGGAGTATGTTGATTACTATGTCTCTAATGAAGATGTGAAACGAACTAAACCATACCCTGAGATGTACTGGCAATGTATGACGGCATTAGATGTACTGCCAAAGAACACAGTTATCATTGAAGACAGTCATATTGGTCGTCAAGGCGCATTAGATTCTGGTGCTCACTTGGTTCCAGTTAAAGATTCATATGATTTGACGATGGAAAAAATTGATGAAGCAATCGATACACTTAACGGTGTAATTAAGAAAATGATACCATGGAGAGATAAGAAAATGAACGTACTAATTCCTATGGCTGGCGCTGGTAGTAGATTCGCAGCAGCTGGTTACACATTCCCTAAACCATTGATTGAGGTTAATGGTAAACCAATGATTCAAGTTGTTGCAGAAAACCTAAACGTTGATGCACACTTCATCTACATTGTACAAAAGGAACACTATGATAAATACAATCTCAAACAATTATTAAACTTAATCTCACCTGGTTGTGATATCGTACAGGTTAATAGTTTGACAGAAGGCGCAGCATGTACAACTCTGTTGGCCAAAGAACTTATTAACAACGATGAGCCATTACTGATGGCGAACTCAGACCAATATGTGGAGTGGAACTCAAATGAATGTCTCTATGCTTTTACTGCTGACGGCGTTGATGGTGGTATCGTTACCTTTAGGGCAACCCATCCAAAGTGGTCATTTGCAAAACTCGGAGATGACGGTTTCGTCACAGAAGTAGCAGAGAAGAATCCAATTTCAAATATCGCAACAGTCGGTATCTACTATTGGAAAAAAGGTTCTGATTATGTTAAGTATGCTGAACAAATGATTGAAAAGAATATCCGTACCAACGGAGAATTCTATGTGTGTCCAGTATTCAATGAAGCCATTGGTGATGGTAAGAAGATTCGTGTCAAAGATATTCCTAAAATGTGGGGCATCGGTACTCCAGAAGATTTGAATTACTTTTTGGAAAACCATAAATGAAAGTTGCAGTTATATTGACAGGACACCTCCGATGTTGGAAAGAGGTGTTTCCCAATTTCAAAGAAAAGATTATTGACCGATACAATCCCGATATCTACATTCATACATGGGATGATGAGGCGTATTGGATTCCTGGTGATAAACAAAATAAAACAGGTATCTACGAAGGCGCACCACAAATTGTTGATGATGAAATATTGGACACATACAAACCAGTACACTATGTGAAAGAGTATTGGGAAGATTTCAATAAACACTTTGAATCTTGTGGTGAATACTTTACGAACTATGCACACAGACCAAAGAATATTCTATCGATGTTCTATAAGATGCATCAAGGTTTCTCTGTACTTGAGACACACGTTGCAAGACTACAATCATCATATGATTTGGTGATTCGTATGCGACCTGATATGTTGATACATGATGACTTGCCTGATTTTGATCCAAATGTATTCTACACTGTTGCAGCCAGAAACCATTTAGGTCAAGGCACCGGTGATGTAATGCAAGTTGGTAACTTTATCTCTATGATGTTCTTCACCAAGTTGATTACAGTAATTGGTTCTGTCTACAAGCAAACTGATCTACTATGTCCTCATGTAATGTCAACGCAACATATTAAGAACCTTGGATTCAACTGGCAGGAGATAAATCTAAATAGAACTCTCATGCACACACCAAAAGGACCTTATGTTGAAATGGACAAGTAATACGTTTAAAGATATCATAGAATTAAAAGATGGACCTGTAACCTATTCCGATAACGGCAGAGGTAATCTTAAGATGAGTAATCATCTTTATCCCTACTCCATCAAAGAAGAAGAATTTAACTTTCTAAGAAATCTAATCGTAGATAACAACCTTCAACGTGGTTATGAATGTGCAACTGCATTCGGTATCAGTTCAACAGCAATTGGTTTAGGTTTCTTGGAAACTGGTGGTAAGGTCGTAACAATGGATGCCTACATTGAAGAATCTAAAGGCAATCCAGGTCATTACAAAGATATGCAACGTGAAGTGTATGATAAGGCCGATGGTTACAAATCAGTTAAGTATTTGATTGAACAGTTTGGTTTAGAGAACACACTCTTTCCAGAGATTGGTTGGAGTCCTGATGATACAGAGACT